AACCAAATCACACGCGCTTGAAACCGGCGGAATAATCAAACCCAACCGGTTGAAGATCATAGCAAAGCCCAGCGGGAAGTTTTCGCTCCCGGATCTGGAAACGCTCATGGGCAACCTGGAATACTACGAAGGGTTTGAAGCCGATGTGCTTGTGACTGACCTGGCAGACAAGTTCCGATCTGACGTCAGCGAGTACCGGCACGGCATAGCCGATGTGTGGGAAGGTCACAAGGCCATCGCACAGGAACGGAACATACTGGCCGTGACCGCAAGCCAGAGCAACACGACCCGGTCCGGCAAGGATACCAAGGCCGGCGACTGGGCAGAGGATATCAGGAAGAAAAACGAGATCGATGCCGGGGCAGTAGTCAACCAGACCCCGATTGAAAAGCGCAATGGGATCTATCGAATCGGTATGGCCAAACAGCGTGACGATGACTTTGATGTACTCGGTGAAGCTATCGTGTTGCAGTCGCTGAAGATCGGTCGGCCGTATTTGGATTCGACCTACAGGAGATATTGAACGTATGAAAATATATTTTGCCGGAGAACCATATGCTCACAAAGAAAGTATCTTCGGTAAATGGGGGGTAATAGGTTGTTTTCGTATTTTGAAAAGGGTTATTTCGAGAGAGGCCTACAATATTACAGGAATAAAATCGTACACAGAATAGCTAAAACAAAAGGAGACCGAACATGAAAGAGATCACAGTGTGCAAGACATTTACATTCGCGGCCGGCCATCATCTGCCGTATCATAAGGGATTATGCCAGCGCCCCCACGGCCACAACTATAGGCTGGAAGTTGAGGTTGCCGGGGCGATCAAAGCCGAGGCAAATAACTATAATTGCAAAGACATTAGTCAAACCGGCATGATAATTGACTTCGGCCAGCTGAAAGATGTTGTCGGCCGGTTGGTTATAGACCGGTATGATCATACCGGTCTCAATGATCGATTCCCAAACCCGACAGCAGAAATAATGGTCGAGGCGATCTTTGCCAGGTTGAAACTGGAGCTTTGGGACGAGTACAAACTTCATCTGAAACGCGTCCGGCTGTGGGAGACTGACACATCCTGGGCGCAAGTGGAGAGTAATTGATATGGATACCAACGATCAGACATTGAACGTGTGCGAAACATTCCTCAGCATTGATGGCGAGGTCAACGGGTTCGGCCGGATGAAACCTTCGTTTTTTATCAGGCTGGCTGGGTGCAATTTGAAATGTAAGTGGTGTTTCGGGATTCGTCCAGGAAGAAGGATCCCAAGAATAGCAACTGCCATAGGGCCAAATAAGAAATTGAACGAGGTAAAGATTGGCGATATGCTAATGACCTATGACTCTGATCACAACTTGGTAGAAACAGAAGTTGTTGATGTCCTCACCAGAGAAGTGGATAGATGGCTGAGGATAAAGATAGACGAGGTTGTTTATTTCGTCACAGAGGAACATCCATTTTTCACCACACATGGACTTATGCCTGCAAGCAATCTTGTAGTGGGGGATATGATATTGCATGCCTCGCCAGATGATAAAGTATCGTTCTCTAAATTAGGAGACCGCAACCCTATGAAGAGGCCCGATGTGGCTGCTAAATCAACCGAGAATACCGATTATACCTCAGTAGGTAAAAAGATATCTACAACCATCAGGCGCAAACAACAGTTGGGAATATACAATCATCCATGGGTTAATATGTCTGAAGACAGAAAGGCTGAAATCAGGAAGCAGTTTTCAGCAAGGATGAAAGGTGATAAGAATCCCAATTGGAATGGGGGCAGTAAGACACCGAACTTCGACATCCTGTCTGAATTGTGTACTGCCGGCGTAATCAATGTTTGTACTATTTGCAACAATGAGACAAGGGTTATCCCTCATCATATCGATGAAGACCCAAAGAATGATTCACTCGCCAATATACAAATTGCATGCCATCCTTGCCATAACAAGATACACAAAAGAGGATATAATTTTTGGAGGGGCGAGAGGAAAGACGGCAAGGTTCTATCGGCAGAAAAACAATTGCAGATGTTACAATCAAATGGGGTTGAAGTGCAAGAGATCAAACTATTTGACAGAAAAGACTTCCTGCCGTCCATAAAACCCAAACCTCTAAAGGTTTACAATCTCACATGCACTCCATATAATACTTACTTGATTGACTATATGTGGGTGCACAATTGCGATTCTGAGTATGCCAGGGAGATCGGTTCGGGTGAGGACATGACCGTTGCACAAATTCTGACCAAGATCAAAGACGCCGGCAATCCGCCCAAGATCACAATCACCGGCGGTGAACCGCTGCTGCAAGATAGGGCGCAAGCATTGACACGAACATTGCTCGACTTCGGTTACTATGTATCGGTCGAAACCAATGGCAGTATTGATATCGCCGATTACTCATTGCGATACCGAGATAACCACATTTCATTCGTGATCGATTATAAACTGGATCAGCCGGATAAGATGGTGCCTGACAATTTTGTTAACGCGACCGAACGCGACTGGGTCAAGTTCGTGATCGATACTGATTCCGATTTTGAACAAGCGGCCGATCTGGTCCGTGCATTTACTCGCCTGCGTTCACAGACGTCGTTCGCATTCAGCCCCACGGTCTGGCCTGGTGATCATAATGTATCCGACCGCAGCGCCTGGCTGGTAGATAAAATCCTCGCCGCCCAACTCTGGAATGTAGCCTTAAATGTCCAATTCCATAAGATAATCTGGCCGGGCCGTCAACGCGGGGTGTAATCGGCATTCAACTATTTCATAGTGATTTGAGCCCGACAGCCTATAATATATAATAGATGCAGCATAAAAACGATCAACCATTAACCAAAGCAAAGGAGCACCGCATGGCAAAGACGATTGTGTACACACGGAAGCAACTGACCAAGGGCGTACTTGAAGACGTGGCCAAGTACCTGAACAAATCCATCCCGCTGACAAAGACGCCGATTGCTATCGGCAAGGACACCACGGTGGCGCGCCTGATTGAGGATATCGGTGGTGTTGTGACAGAGGTGCTCAACATGTCGGACAAGATCAATCCTCAGACCGCGGGCGTGATTAAAACCCTCGGGCTGACTGTCCCGGAACCGAAGGTTGATGTAAGCGCCGAAGAAGATCCGGCTGCTGTAGCTTTGGTCGGGGTTGCAAGCGTTGATCTGGCAGCCACCATCGGGAAAATCAACGAGGCGTTGAAATTCGACGAGCCGATCCCGACCGGTGACGATGAGCAGATGAAGAAAGATATCCTTGAGGTTGCTACCGACCCCAAGGGTCTGACCGCCCAGGACAACATCGGTGATGAAGCGCGTGCTGTGATTGCTGCACTGGTAGCCGAGGCCGGTGGTAGTTCTACTGATGGCGAGCTGGACCCCAAGCCCGCCGGGAAAGAAACCCCACCTGCAAGCCAAGGCAAAAAGGCTGCGGGCAAAAAAGCAGGGACATCAGGTAAATCGCCGACGCCCTCAGCCAAGAAACCCGGCAAGGTTGACGTTATCATTGAAGCCCTAAAGGGCAAGGTGAAAACCCTTGATGCAGTCATTGATCAGGCTGAAGCAGCATATGTCAAGGCCGGTGGCAAGCCCAACAGGAACGGCACGAAGAAAACTGCTGACTGGCTGATTCCTGCATTTGAAACAGTCGGTGCTGTAACGATCAGCGATAAAGGGATCAAGGCCAACTTCTAAAGGCACAGCTGGCTCCCTGCCGCAATGCAGAACCAGGAGGGCAGTAATTTAAGGCCCCTGCCCTCCTGATTCTTAAATCAAAATATAACCAATAGGATTTGATTACTACAATGAAGCGTACCAGAAGCAAACCAAAAGACAAACCTGTCGAAAAAAAGAGCAGAGCCCTCTTTGATATGCCTACATGGCAAGAGAATGAATGGCAAGGGATGCCAGAATTTGTTCAAGAGGATCTGACCCTTCATTCTTTAGTTGTCCATTTCCAAACGAAAGAAGACATTGAAGCTTTTTCTAAATTGGTTGATCAACAAATCACAAGCAAAACCAAATTCATTTGGTATCCGAAAGTCACCCAAGAACAACTTGAGAAGCTTAGATTTGTTGATGAGGAAGAATGAACCCGAGATATCCAGTTTATATCATTTCCAAAGGCAGATGGGAATCTAGACACACTGTCAAGTCGATGGAAGACATGAACTTGCCATATCACATCGTGATTGAACCTCAAGAATATGGTCAATATGCAGCTGTGATCAATCCATCTAAAATCTACACGCTGCCATTTAAGAATCTTGGTCAAGGTTCAATACCTGTAAGGAATTGGGTATGGGAACATTCAATATCAATTGGAGCCAAGCGTCACTGGATCCTTGATGATAATCTGAATTGGTTTTATAGGCTCAACCGTAATATCAAAGCACGAGTTGCATCTGGAACAATCTTTCATGCTGCTGAGGATTTCATTGATAGATATGAGAATGTTGCAATCGCTGGCTTTCAATATGAAATGTTTGCTCCAAGAAAAAAAAGATGGCCGCCATTCCAACTTAACACACGCATATACAGCTGTATCCTGATTCAAAATGATATCCCATACAGATGGCATGGTAGGTACAATGAAGACACAGACCTTTCATTGCGGGCCCTGAAGGATGGCTGGTGTACGATCCTATTCAATGCCTTTCTGGCTAACAAGCTTCCAACCATGACCATGAAAGGTGGCAATACTGATGAGCTATACAAAGATGACGGCCGCCTACTCATGGCTCAATCTCTACAGCAACAACACCCAGATGTCACAGAGATAGTATGGAAGTGGGATCGTTGGCAGCATAGGGTAGACTATACACCGTTCAAAAAGAACAGGCTGATCAAACGACCTGGTATTACTATCCCCAAGGGGATCAACAACTACGGTATGAAGCTTATCAATATAGCTGATGAATAAACCGAAAAGGAGACCCAATGGCAAAACGAACAAGAGGAACCACAGCACCACCAGTACAGGACGGTCACGGCGGACTGAAGATTAACCGGTCGGTATTCCTCGATGCGCTGACCAAGGTCAAGCCCGGTCTGGCCAATAAAGAGATCGTTGAACAGTCCATCCACTTCATCCTCGATAACGATCGTATCTGGACTTACAATGATCAGCTCGCTATCAGCCATGCGATCAAGACCGGCATCACCGGGGCTGTCAAGGCAAGTGAGTTCCACGCGCTGATCAGCAAGATCGATGGCGATGACATCTGGTTTGAGCAGCAGGAAGGGCAGATCTTAATTGAAGCAGAACAGGACAGCGCGACCGTTAATGTTGACCCGGATATCAAGTCGCAGGGTATCACCGTGCCGGGGATCAACAGTCGTCAATGGAAGCCCCTGCCGGGAAACTTTGTCGATGCGGTGCGGGCCTGCCTATTCTCGGTAAGCAAGTCCCTGGATCGCCCGGCGCTGAACTGCCTGTGGGTTGATCAGGATATGATCATCTCCACTGACCGGTACCGGGCTTCACAGCACGTGCTGGACGCCCAGATCGAACAACCATTCATGCTACCATTTATTGCAGCCAAAGAGATTGGCAATTACAATCCATACAAGGTATGCGTCGAGGACCGGTGGATTCACTTTGTCAACAAGGAGAAGACGTTCTTTTCCTGCCGGGTTACCGATGGTGAATACCCGGTCGAGACTGCAATGGCAATCTTCGACGCCAAGGGTAAGAAGTTGACCCTGCCGGATAACCTGGATGCCGCGATTGACTTTGCTGATTCGATCCTGGTCGAGGACTTTGCAATCGATAAGTTCGTCACGCTGACGATCGAACCGGGGCTGATTACCTGTTCAGGTCTGTCTTCGATTGGCCAAGCCAACAGGCGGATCAAGGGCGAGAACGGATACAAGGGCGCACGTATCCAGGTTGATGTCAACCCGGCGTTCCTCAAGGAGATAATCGGCCGGCTGGATACGGTTGTGATCGCCGACCGGCTGCTGTTTGAAGGTGAAGGGTTCAAGCACGTACTGTGCTTGGTAGATGACGAATAAGGGATCAGAATGAAATTCAAAAGAAGCAACCAGGACTATACTGCATTCCTCAAAACCAAAGCCATATCTGATAACCCATCAGGATTTGATGTTGATCTTGATGATCTAAATCAGATGCTTTTTGATTGGCAAAAGGTGCTGGTCAAATGGAGTCTCTACAAAGGCAGGTCTGCATTGTTTGAGGATTGCGGTCTGGGCAAAACGCCTCAGCAATTAGCATGGAGCGATACAGTGCATCAAAAAACAGATGGCGATATTTTAATTCTTGCGCCATTGGCCGTATCAATCCAGACGCAAAAGGAAGGCGAGAAGTTCGGGGTCGACGTCAATGTGTGCAAAACGCAAGACGGGATGAAGCAGGGCATTAACATAACTAATTACGAACGGCTTCATCATTTCGATCAGGCAGATATTGCAGGCATAGTACTGGATGAAAGTTCAATCCTCAAAAACTTCGCTGGCATGATTCGCAACCAGATCATTGATCAATTCATTTCTGTCCCGTTTAAGCTGTGCTGTACCGCCACGCCAGCCCCAAATGACTACATGGAACTGGGCAATCATTCTGAATTTCTTGGCGTGATGACCCGGACTGAAATGCTGGCCATGTTCTTCATCAATGATTCTGGCGAAGCCGGAAAATGGAGACTGAAGGGCCACGTCAAGGATAATCTATTCTGGAAGTGGTTAAGCTCATGGGCCGTTATGCTATCAATGCCATCTGATCTTGGTTATGAAAATGGAGGATTCGAACTTCCCGAGATCAAATATCATGAATGCATAATCCCGACTACGGCCAAACCAAAGAGAGGGCTCTTTGTAGATGAGGTCCAGACTCTTAATGAACGCCGGCAGGTCCGCAAGGAAACCATAGATATTCGCACTCGGCTGGCGGGCAATATCATAAACCAAACCGATGACAGATTCGTCATATGGTGCAATCTCAATGATGAAAGCGCAGCACTTACCGAATGCATTGACAGTGCTATTGAGGTTGCAGGCCGACACGACAATGATATCAAATCCAAAAGGATGCTTGATTTTGCATCTGGGCAAATACGGCGGATAGTCACCAAACCAAAGGTCGCCGGGCTCGGAATGAATTGGCAGATATGCCATAATGCTATCTTTGTCGGGTTGAGCGATAGCTGGGAACAACTCTATCAGGCAGTGCGCAGGATATGGAGGTATGGCCAAGTCGAAGAGGTCAATATATATATCATCATAGAAAGCCGAGAGGGTGCGGTCTTGAAGAACATAAAGCGCAAAGATAGGCAGGCCAAAGAAATGATCGAAAATATGATCACCCACACGAAAGAATTGACAAAGCGAGAGCTGGCGCAGACCACAAAGGATATAACCGATTACGTTCCGCAAATTACTATGGAGGTTCCAGCATGGCTGCAAAGCCTCCAACCATAACAGAACAGGATCTTTTCAAGCATTTGGATAGAGCCAAAAATGTGTTGCTCCTGGAGCCTAATTACCGCCGGAGCTATATGCCACTTGCCCTTGCTAAGATCGCAACATACATAAAGGATCGAGGTGGTCAGATAACCTTTTCCAGATCAGCCAATGTAGATCCTGGGCCGTCAGGCAAATTTGATTTGATTTGCGTCACCTCCATCTTCACGACTGATAGCAAGATTGTGATTGCCGCAATCAAAGAATGTAAGCGGGATATGTTTCTTGCAGGCGTACCGCTTATTGTCGGGGGCATATTCGCATCACTAATGCCGGAATATCTTTACAAAGAGGCTGGCGCCCCAATCTTCGTTGGATATTCAAGAAAGCTGGATAAGCAAATGCCAGACTACACAATTGATTGGCAGGTCAAGCCACCATGGGACGATGCAATGCTTGTTTTCACAACCAGAGGATGCCCTAACAAATGCGGATATTGCATGGTGTGGAGAATGGAGCCGGAGTTTTATATCGAACCAAAATGGAAGGATGCAATTTCCAAGAATGACAAACCGATTGCAATCATTAGTGACAATAATCTGCTCGCGGCCCCTATTGAGCACTTGCGGGCAGTCGTGCAAACTCTCAATGATAATCAAAAGCAAGTGATTTTCAACAACGGAATAGATTGTCGGCTGATCAATAATCAGAATGCCAAGCTGCTGGCCACATTGAAGTATACCAGGAATGGATTCAGAACTGCTTTTGATAGAATGTCGGATGATGGCCATTATCAGCAGGCAATGGAAATGGTGATCGCGGCAGGGCTGAAGGTCAAGGGCAATTCTTATACGTATGTTCTTTTCAATTTCGACGATACTCCGCAAGAAGCTTACTACAGAGCCAGAGAATGCTGGAAATACGGCAGCAATCCATACCTAATGAGATACAGGCCGCTTAACCAAGCAACACACCGCCTTGATTACGTCAGTAAATACTGGAGTCCTGCATTGATAACCGCATTCAGCAATTACGGCCAGAACTTCGGCTATAATCGCAAGGATGGAACTTTTGAATCTTGGATAAAGGGATATACAGAAGGCGGCAAATGGAAATACAAAAGCAAACTAACAGATAATGATTGGGATAAATGGCACTATAAAAGATAGGAGCTGACATGCCGACGACTTTATCAGAAATCAATGATGCATATGGAGCAATCAATTTCTATGAGCAGAAACTGAAAGAAGCACGTGCAGCCCGGCACAAGCTGCTCAATAGAAAAAAATCAAACCCGAAAGTAATCGCCCAAGACTCCACATCCAAATGGGCGGCATATCATGGTGATGCAGTAGAAGTTACAAAAGGGATCCCTGATAACAGCATCCATTATTCGATCTTCTCCCCGCCATTTGCTTCGCTCTTTACCTATTCAAACTCAGCACGAGATATGGGCAATTCTCAGGATGGCAACTTCTATGATCACTTCGCATATCTCTTGCCTGAGCTATACCGGGCAATGATGCCGGGCAGGCTAATCTCGATTCACTGCATGGATATCCCGGCAATGAAAGAACGTGATGGATATATCGGGTTGAAAGATTTTCCCGGTATGCTACTGAAAGAATTTGAACGCATCGGATTCATCTACCATAGCAAAGTTCACATCAAAAAGAACGAATTGCTAGAAGCTCAAAGGACCCGGGCTATTGGCTTGGCCCATAAGCAAGTAGTCAAAGATAGCGCAATCTGCCGGAATGCACTGCCCGACTATATCATGACAGTGCGCAAGCCGGGAAATAATCCAGAACCAATATCACGCAAGAATGGATTTGAAATCTATCGTGGTTCCAAATCTCAACCGGATAAACCTAAGCATAAGAAACACGCACTGAATAGATTTAGCCAAAAGATTTGGCAACGATATGCCGCTTCCGTTTGGCTGGATATAAATCAGACCGATACGCTGAATGTTCAGGCTGCCAGAGAACAGAATGACGAACGTCACATCTGCCCTTTACAACTGGGCGTCATAACCAGATGCCTTGAGCTATGGACTAATGAATCAGATACGGTATTGGATCCATTCGGGGGCATCATGTCGGTCGGATATCAAGCACTACTTATGAACCGGCGGGCCGTTATGATTGAGCTGAAGGAATCTTATTACAAACAAGGCATAAAGAATCTGAAGCGGGCAAGTAAGCCAACGACCAAAAGGTTCTTCTAAGAAAGGAGCAAATATGGAACCATGGATAGCAGTACACAGCGGAAAGAAAGTTGATCCATTTGAGTTCAAGCCCGAAGACGTTAACCTGTTGGATATAGCTCATTCCCTATCTCAGCTCTGTCGGTTCACCGGCCATACAGACCGGTTCTATTCCGTCGCCCAGCATTGTGTTCTGGTATCACATGTGCTGGAAGGCAAAGATGGGTGCGGCCAGCACGGACTACTACATGAAGTAGATGAACCTTATCTCAACGACATTAGTTCTCCTGTAAAGCAACATCCTGAGATGCAATTTCTACGCCCGGTTGCAGATGCTATATTTACGACAAGCATGGGTGTGTTGGTTCCGACTATAGAACTGTCGTCTAATCTGCACGAAGTCGACGCCTGCGTGTGCCTAACCGAAGGCCGAGATCTGATATCGCTTTCTGATATCAAGGAATGGTCCCTTTACAAAGAAGGACATCGGCCATATATCGACATCCATATTGAACCGCTGATATCGACCGCTGCCGAGCGATTGTTCTATGAGCGATACTATGAACTGAAAGGATAGACGTGTTCATACATTTACACCTACACAATGAGTTCAGTGCCCTGGACGGCTACGGCACGGCCGAGCAATACACCGCCCGAGCAGCCGAGATGAACTTCTCCCACCTGGCGCTGACTAACCATGGCAATGTAGCCGGGGCGATCAAATGGCAACGCGCCTGCCAGAAGGCCGGGATCATCCCGATCCATGGATGTGAAGCATATATCGTCCCAGACATCTCACGCAAGTTCAAAGCCGAACGGCGAGGCCACATCACCCTGCTGGTGACCAACATGGACGGGTGGACAGAACTTTGCCGGATGCTCACGGTCGCCCACCTGGAAGGGCACTACTATAAGCCCAGGATTGATTTCGAAATGATACGTGAGATGGACCTGTCAGGGTTGATCATCCTCACCGGCTGCGCCGCATCATTTCTAAATCTACCGGGCGGATTTAAACTACTTGCCGAGCTGCATGAAAAGGGTGCCCGTGTATACTACGAGATCATGCCACACAATATCGAACCCCAACAGGCTCAGAATCAATTGGTATGTGAGCTATCAGTACAAACCGAGTTCCCCCTTGTGGCCACTAACGATTGCCACTACGTGCTGCGGTCCGAACACAAGGCACAGGAAATGCTCCTGGCCATCCAGACCAAGGCCAAATGGGATGACCCGAAGCGGTGGTCGTTCGGATTCACCGGGCTGCACCTGCGGTCAGAACAGGAAATGTTCAAAGCATTTCAGCGCTTGGGTGGCTTCACCGATGCTGAGATACAGCGTGCCCTGGATGCCACCGGGATGATCGCAGCCGAGTGTGAAGGCTTTGAGATCCCGCAACAGGATATCAACTTGCCGTCGATGGCAGACGATCCAGATAAAGCCCTTGACGACCTGTGCCAAACAGCCTTGCAGGCGAAGCCATTTAGCGATCCTCGGGCGTACGAGGACAGGTATAGGGTAGAGTATACCTTGATCAAGAACAAGGGATTTGCGGACTATTTCCTGATCGTATATGATCTGATTCAATACGCCAATGAACACGGGATTATGATGAGCCCAGGTCGTGGATCGGTCGGGGGTAGCCTGATCGCTTACCTGCTGGGGATAACCGAACTTGATCCGATCTATCACGATCTATCTTTCAGCCGGTTCATTAGCGAGGACCGTGTCGACTGGCCCGATATAGATTTGGATTTTCAGAAAGAGCACCGGGCACGGATCGTTGAATACATCGAGGGCAAATACGGCCAGTTCAATACCTGTGGGATCACAACCGACAGCAGGCTGAAGGGTCGGGCGGTGCTCAATGATGTGGGTAGAGCTTTCCGGGTACCACCGGCAGACATTGCGCAGGTATCAAAGCTGATCGATACCAAGGCCAAGCGCGACACTGTCAAGACCATGTTGGACGGAACCGATGAAGGTAGCCGGTTCTATGCGGTGTACAAAGATGCAGCCCGGCTGGCCATGAAGCTGGAAGGGCAACTGCGACAGCACGGGCTGCATCCCGGCGCGGTTGTGATATCGGCCGATGACCTGCGCGATGGTAGCCGTGGCAATCTGAAGATGCAAAAGGATCGGGTGGTGTCCTGCTTTGATATGGAGGATGCAGAATACTGCGGTCTGATGAAGCTGGATATCCTCGGGCTGGTGACCCTGGATGTGCTGGTCTATTGTAAGGAGTTGATTAAAGAATCAAGGTCGTTTTGGTTTCACCCGGAGAGCGGTGAACACTTTGTTTGGAAAGATTCACCGGGCGGATATATGTTACCCAAAGAAGGGAAAAGAGTCGATTTCGATTACGACAAGATTCCATTTGATGACCCCAAGGTGTTTGCCGAAATCAGCGCAGGCAATACAGCCGGAGGGTTCCAGATATCAGGCAGAGCCACCACGCAGCTTGCGCAGGATATGATCATCACAGAGTTCAAAGATATCGTCGCCCTGATCGCCCTGGTGCGCCCTGGTCCGACCGATAGCGGAATGACTGAGATGTATGTTGCCCGATCAAAAGGAGCCACCTACGGCCAGCAGCACCCCATCTATGAACAAGTGACAGCAGACACCCATGGGATTCTAATCTACCAGGAACAGATCATGCAGGTTATTTCCAAGGTAGCCGGGATGTCTGAAAGCGATGCCGACAAAGTCCGCAAGATCATCGCCAAGAAACGAGACCTGGCAGAGTTGGCTCCATATGAGCAGCAGTTCGTAGACGGCTGCCAGCAGATGGAAACGTTCAGCGCCGAACAGGCCAGAGCGTTCTGGGCTAACCTGCAAGAGCTGGGCAAGTACGGATTCAACAAGGCGCACTCAACCGGATATGCCGTCCTGGCCTACTGGACGTGTTGGTGCAAAATAAATTACCCAGGCGAGTTCCTCGCGGCTTGCCTTACATACGATGAGAAGGAGGACAAGCAACGATTGATCAAAGATGCATACCGGTATGGGTTCACCGCCAGTTACCCCAAGGACGGCCTATCAGACCCCCTGCGGTGGACAATCCACGACCGGGTAATGTATGCCCCGTTTTCTGAGATCATCGGCATGGGTGAGACCGAGGCGAAGCGCGCCGCCGGCCAGGGGCCAGAACGCAAAACGCGCATGAAGGGTTTCTTCAATATGAAGCCGGTAGTCAATCAGCAAAGTGATATCGGCAAAGTGCTCAAGGCGGCGGGCGTGTTTGATCCCGAGCGGATGTTCACCACCGAAGAAGCCGGGCAGCTATTCAAGTTTGTGATCGACCCTGATCTGACCCCTACGCAAGACAGCGGCGAGCCCGGAGCTGATTATCCAGAGCTGAGAAAGATCTTACTTGACCTTGATCCGGTTTATGCAGCCGAATTATGGTTTGATATCCCTGGTGAATTTGTCAACGCAATCTCATTGCCGTCCGGGTTGATAACTGAAGAGCACGCAATCGCACAGGCGTTCAAAGGTCCGCTGTGTCCTGACCTGAAAGATTGCTATGATTGCCCGCTGGGTGATCAGACCGGCAAAGGTCCGGTAGGTCCGACCATGGGCAAATACAACATTATGATCACCGGGGAAGCACCTGGGCCGGAAGAAGATGAACACGGATGGGGGTTCTACGAAGGGGCTCCGGCTGGTAAGCTGTTGTGGGATACCTTGCTAAATAGACAGGCTCGCAAAGGGAAGTGGAATCTACCCCGAGAGTTTTTCTACGTGACTAATATCTGCAAGTGTTATCCGTCTAAGACCAGGACGCCATCACACACCGAAATCGAGACTTGCTACGACCGGTGGCTGCAACATGAGATCGAACAGATGCAGCCGCGTATTATCCTGGCCTTCGGCAATACATCGCTGTACGCTTTCACAGGGGAGAAGGGCGGGATCAATAATCTATCGGGCAAGGTCCAATGGAACGAACGCGTACGGGCCTGGATAGTATGGTGTGCTCATCCGGCGAGTGTAAAGCGCAGCGGGGATTCGCAGTACTTTGACCGGGGTATGGAAACATTCTACAAGATATTGTTGAAAGCATGGGGGAGATAATGAACTCAGCCGAGGTTAAAAAGTATTGGGAAGAACGAGGGTTGAAGTATGAAGGTGCGCCGAACGACGATGAGTACGCATTCTTGGCCTCGCTCGTAGGGTACCACACAAATCCGGGAGGCATGATTGCTGAGATCGGCTCCGGCTGGGGTCGGGTATATATGCAGCTTGATAAGTCAGGGTTGCTAAATGAAAGCAGGGTCTTTCGTATGTTTGACTTCGTAAAGTCCATGCGAGATGTGTGTGAACAGAAAACTGGTTCAAGGCCAACTGCATGGAATGGAAAATATATCCCGGCGCGTACTGACCTGTACGACTTTGTAATCTCGGCTTCAGTCCTACTCCATGTTCCACCGGAAGATATCGAGCAGGTATTTGCTGAACATGTCAGGATCACCCGGAGATACTTGTATGTGGCTACATATACCGGACAGCAGAAATATTTGGCCAAGCATTGTTTCTGGCACGACTATGAACAGTTATTTGACAACCATCAGCTGAAGATAGTTGACCAGCGGGAGTATCCGTCAAGGACTAATTGGCTGCTGGAAAAGTAGCCGGAAGGAAATGACATGAGCAAAGACAATGCTATAAGAATTGTGAAGACCAAAGACGGTGAAGGGGATCTCGTATTCAAGGGTTATGACCGCTGTATCAGCGTTGATTTTAACCCGGCACAACCATGCAATCCGTTTCATACATTAGAAGCTGCGATGGTATGGGGAACAGCGCAGGAAGCAGAGCATGGCATTGAATATTTTGATGAAACAGCTATTGTTGAGCTTGGGCAAGCAATAACGAATACAGCCCAATGGCTCTTGGATAGACTATTGGAACGCGATTGCAAAGCTGTGTTAAAAATTCTCAACCCTTACAACCACGAAATTGAACTTGAAGATCCACCGATGCTGATAACGATTCGGCCATCAGTAAGAGTCCCATGGATAGCATAGACCCCGACAGGATCAAAACGATCTTCTTGCTGATGGAATATGACGAGCTGACAGAGTGGGAACTGGGCTTTGTGGAAAGTGTTGAGAAACAATTCAATGCCAACGGTGAATTGACTGAGCCGCAGTATGATAAGCTTGAAGAAGTCTTTGAGCGGGCAGCTGAAAGGGCATAACGTGCAAGCCAAGATGACATTCTACACAACCCGGCATTTTATCGAGCAGAGCCCAGTCCCCATCGACCGGATTGAACAAATGCTCAACGCTGCCTGGGTACTAACCAGCCGGATGCCTACGTCCGCAGACGGATCACTGCTCAAGGCAGCCGATGAAATAGGCCGACGTATCTACGCCTATTGTCAGGGGAAGAAGAAATATATAATCGTCATAGGCAAGGATCGGGATACCGACAAGTTCAATACGCTTATCACCATGTACAGGCTCGATCACCAAGGGGCCTGGGCGATTAAGAAGTTCCGCAAGACCCCGGTTAAGAAGCGCCGGCTGCTGCGCACGTATCTGAAATTTACTACAGCGGTTGTAACCACTCGACAGGTCGAGAAAGCACCACAGCAGTCGCGGCCCCAACCGCGCAAGCGCGTCCATCCTCAATCTCGCCCGGTGGCGTACGAACCACGTAAGAACAATATCCTCACTGTCCGTGAACTTGGAATTGATATTGAGCCAATCAAAAGGAGACGATAGACCATGCCGCTGCATATTGATTACCGACCAAATGATTTTGATCAAGTTATTGGTAATACATCTACAATCAAAAGTATGCTGACCATACTCGAAAGAGAGAACAAGGACTTCCCCCATGCGATAATGCTACACGGACCACGAGGCACTGGTAAGACTACCTTAGCATATATTTGGGCCAAACACTTAGGTTGCCCGCCCGAAATAAAAAAGGGCGAGACAAATATAGATTTCCGAGAGATCGATACAGCACAGCAAACCGGGGTAGATACAGCGCGTGATATAAGAGGCGAGATAAGATACAGACCCATTAACTCAGATGTCCGGGTTTACCTACTTGACGAATGCCACAAAATGTCGCCGGCGTTTCAAAACGGAATGCTCAAGGCAACAGAAAAGCCGCCCTCTTTTGTTTATTTTATCTTGTGTACTACCGAACCGAATAAAATCATCCCCACGCTGACAAGTCGCTGTATGAAGTTTGCGACTGAAAAAGCAAGCGATATCGATTTACAGAACTTGGCATTAGATATCTTTGAAAGTGAAGGGCTTATTAATATCAGCAGTGATATTCTCAATGCCCTTGTTAAAAGTGCGGACGGTGCACCCCGAGAACTACTCATCAATATGGATAAGATCCTGGACCTGGATCCAGATGAAATGATGGAAGCTATTATTCAGGTCGATCAACAACAGGTGATTGATCTCTGCCGGGCGCTGATCAAAAAACAACCATGGTCAGCCATTGCCCAGATCCTACAGGGTATCAAGGACAACCCCGAACAAGTACGCCTGGCCGTGATGGGCTACATGAGCACAGTACTGTTAAACAATGACCGGCTGGACAGCCACGCACTGCTGATTATGAACTGTTTTAAGGATCCCAATTTCAACAACGGCAAGCCCGGCCTGGTCACTGCTTGCGCCGAGGTGTATATTTAATTCATCTTGATTTTAACCCAACGACCTATAATATATATAAGGGGGTAGCAAATATGGACGATCAAATAGAATACGATTACCAGAAAGACCTGGCGATTGATCTTGACCGGCTTGAAGAAGAGTGCCTGGAGCATCCGCAGCTGTATATGAAGTATGTAATTGCGTTGGCAGAGATCAAAAAGCTCAAGGCAAAAGTCTGGGAGCGGCTCAAGATACGTCGGAGCCAATTGGCCAAGGAAGCCAAAGATCACGGCGCTACTAATGCGACTCTGGTTGAAGCATACTACCGGGATCATGAAGACCACATCGCGTTGAAAGAAGAACTAATCGAGGCTGAATATCAGGTAGATATCATCCAGGGTATAGTCGATGATTTTGGATATCAGCGCAAGGCCATGCTGGAACATGAAGTGTCGTTGTGGATTGGCCAATGGTTTGCCGGCCCGAAGGAACCACGTATATTGCAAGGTGGCAAACGGCTAATCGCTATGCAGACCGCTTCCATCGAAGGTACAGCCAAAGGGATACGTGCAGCGCTGAATAAGGATCGGGCCAAGACAGAAACAACACCACCAACTGGCAGAAAGACCAGAAGTCGCAGTCGCGGTTGAGATATGAAATGGGCAATCATCATAATCGTACTTGTGATCGCACTGGTATTTGTTGCACGTGTGATCACCAGAATCACTGTCAGAACTTACTATGAAGAAAGGAAACGGTATTATGGACAGAGAAGAACAAAGACGGAGGATGAGGGAGAGGACGGCGCGTAGCGCAGCCAATACGAAGGCAACCGGCCTGGGCAGAAAAACCGTCCTGGATCTAACCGTTGTTGGTGACCGGACAATCGATCAATACAGGATGAAGGGAGGGGTCGGTATCAAGAACGCCCTGGACATCCTACCATATGAGATCACCCAAGATTGGTACAAGGACATGCGGGAACCCAGCGGTGCTCCGACTGGGCTGGCCGTGGGTGATAGTGATTACAAACTTGAGTACGGCGTACACAAACGCCAGGGTGAAAACCAAGACACCGTGCTTTGCCTACGGCTTACCTTCGGGCGTCAGTGTCCCATGTGTGAACCGATGCAGACCCTATGGGGTATTGACAAGGCCAAGCGCACCATTGATCAGCAGAAGATGCTGGACTTCCTCAAGCCCAGTTGGCGGTGTTCATACAACGTGTTCGACTACGATGAGCCGGCCAAAAACATCCAGCTATGGGATGACCAGAGTTATAAACTTTTCGAGGAGCTGCTCAAGCTGCGCATCCAGACAGACCCGGAAGGTCTACAGGCGTTTTCGGATCTGGAGACTGGGCTGATTGTAGAGTTCGAAGGGGTTTCAAAGACATTGGGCACCAATACCAAACCCTTCTATGAGGCTGCGCAGTTCGCCTTCCTGCAACGGTCGGAGCCGTGGCCGTATGAAACCTTGCAGGAAACATTCCCACTCGATCAGATGTTGCCGATCCCGACCTATAATGAAGTGGCCGCGATCTTTAACTCTCTGGAAGCCCCGCCTGATATGGACGGTTACGATGATCAGCAACCTACGGCCGGCACAAGATCAAGGGGTGATGCTGGCGGCGGTCGTAGCCGGGATGATGCTCAGCCAGGCGCTACCCAATGTTCGGGCGGGCATACGCTCGGCAAGGATTACAACCAATTTGAAAACTGCAATGCTTGTGACGAACAGGAATATCAGCAATGCGCAGATCTGAATAGACCTGACGGTGACACTGCGGATAGTCCGGGCGACGGTAGCCAACCATGGACACCGGGTCAATCAGATGCCCCCGCTGACAATCAGCCGGCAACGAACACACGTAGTCGGACCCGTGAGGCTGATGCCGGTGGTGACCAGCCTGCTACTGGACAAAGAACCAGAGGGCGCCAGGACACACAGCCCCCTGCCGACCCCGGCACCCGGCAAAGAGTACAGCGCACGCGAGGCTAACACCATGGATTCAACCTACATATCCACACGTGATGCCCACGCCCTGACGGTGGCGGCCGGTATTGATCCGATCACATTCGTCACCATCAGGACGTGGGTACACAAATATAACCTGGGCAAAAAGATAGGTGGCCGGCTCCGCATTGACAAAACCAAATACATGGAATTTCTACACGGTGATAATGAATGGAAAGAACGCGCGAAGAACAACCAAGGCAGCGGGGTCGATCCCGAGCAGTACCCGCTTCGGAACTGGTAACCCAAGCAGAAGAGCATAGCGCCCAGCCGGTTGTGCCCCAGGCCAAGATCGACACTTCCGTGCTGATCCCCAGCGGGTTGACGTTACTGAATTGTGCCTGTAGCGATAACCCGCTGGGGGCATTTGCACTCGGCCGGATTGCTACCATACCGGGAGCATCACAGGGGGGCAAGACCCTACTGATGCTGAATATGCTTGCCCAGGTTGCTACAGATCCCCGGTTCGATGAACACGAACTGATCTATGACGACTCCGAAGAGACAATGGAATCATTCGATATACCACATCTATTCGGGCTAAAACTGGTCAAGCGTATCCGGGCTCCATTCTACGATGGTGATGATCCGATTCACAGCAACACCATCCAAGATCTCAAAGCGTATCTATTAGAGAAAACCAAGCCTGGTCAACCGCCGTTTATATACGTAGCCGATTCGCTGGATGCCCTCACTACCGATGAAGAGCTAACGCGAGAATACCAGAATGCACTAATCAAGGCCGCCAATCCCGAAGCGGTGGAAGAGTTGAAAAACAGCTACAAGGCAGAAAAAGCCAAGGGCATTGGTGAAACCCTGCGGATGATCAATGGTAGTCTAAAGAAAACTCAGTCTGCCCTATTCATCGTCCAGCAAGTCCGGGCCAAATTCAATGCAATGAAGAACGCCCGGCAATGGACAACCAGCGGGGGCAAAGCCCCATTCTTCTATAGCACTCATCAGGCGTATCTGACCAAGGTCAAGACGCACAATCCAGAAATCGGCAAGATGAAATTGAAGACTGGCATGCGCGCCCGGATTGAACTGATCAAGAACAAACTCACTGGTAAGGAGCGGTCAATTGAAGTCGACGCCTTTGTAGATTACGGCATGGACGATATCGGTTCATGTGTAGACTTCCTGGTCAAAGCCGGGCGGTGGAAAAAGGACAAGGCTAAGATCGTCCCGGAAGATCTATTTGGCTCAGCACAACAAGGAGAGAAGTTCATGCGCCGGGAGCTGGTCAAGCTGATCCAGACTGAACAGGCCGGGCTGGAAATGCAAACCCTTGTGGGTGATACTTGGCTACAGGTAGAAGAGAAATTCAAGACGGATCGACCTCGGAGGTTTGAATGAAAACCATCACCGTCAGTTATGGCAAGACCGTCAGCACAGGTCATTTTGAATCGGCCAAATTCAACGCAAGCATATCGGTCGAAGTCGATGACGACGCCAACAATCAGGAAACCCTGGATGATCTCATGCAGCAGGTCAATGATTTTGTCGAGACAGAAGTTGAAGGTATCAGGAGTAATCTGTAATGAAACGCACACGCAGCAGTCTTCCAAGTGACCCCGGATATGTCCAAGGATCAGGAGTAACGCCACGCAGAGGTCTGTCCACTCAAGCTCAACACTTCTTGCTCCAAAGTCCTTCCCCAAACATCCTTTCCATTGACGCCGGCTTCACCAAGTTCGGCTGGGCGGTATTCAGCAACCACGAACCGATTGCTTGCGGCGTGATCCAAAATAAAGCCGTGGACAAAAAGACTGTCGCTGTCTCGAATGAATACCAGACGATGGCTTCCTTTCTGGCCAGGGCCTTGCGCGGGATCTATACCGAACACAATTGCCAGGCACTCGTTGGCGAGCTACCTCACGGCGGCGGGCTATCCGCCAGGGCAGTATCACATATGAATATGTCCACCGCCATAGTCGGGGCCGTGACTGGCCTGCTGGATATCCCCTGCGAGTTCTGTTCCCCTACTGATGTAAAGATCGCAACCTGCGGTACGACCACTGCCAGTAAACTTGAAATGATGAAACGGATCATTGAGATGTATAATGGATACTGGGATACAAAACGCGTCCGCTGCAAGGCATCTGTTAAATATCCGGAAGGATACCGCGAAGATTACATCTGGAATTTTCGTGGTGGTAGATATGGCTCAGGATTGTTTGAGCATGTTGCGGATTCGTGCGGGGCGTATTTGGCATTAGCGGATTCAAATTTGATTAAACTTCTTGGGAGTTAAGCGAATGGAAAAGAGCCATATCGTTTGGAATGTTCATCACCCTGATGATCCGATTCTTCCCGGTGAAGTGATCCACCATAAGGATGAAAACCATGACTGATATCATAATGAAAGAGTTCGTCTGTGTCAGCTGCTCCCATAGCGAACTGGAGCCGGGCGAAAAGATAATCCGCGTTGCACATATCCGCATCCGGGCTGATGACGATCCGACGAATTACGGATGGATCAAAGAAGCTGATACATTCTGGATGTGCCCGGATTGTTCCCGGCCTAAAGCAATATTGCGTTGCTACTATTGCAAAGCGACTACGCAAGACTTAGCTAAACGCAGAGATACAATCCCGCAACTATATACCATAGCCTGGGCCGCAACAGATACAGAGACAACATATTGCTTCCGGTGTGCTGATTCAGCAATTTACGGGATCAAAAATGAACATATAAAAGATCCAGAAAAACAGAAAGAGCTGATCAAATCTTTTTCAACAACCGCAATGTTAGATCTATCACAAAGGCTCTTACAAAAGGATTGATATGAACTTCGCAATCATCGGAGCTGCCGGATTTGTTGCACCGCGCCATATGGAAGCCATCAAGGCAATCGGCGGGAAGATCGTCGCTGTCTGTGATCCTTCTG